AAAATCAGAGCCAACAACAAAGAAAGATGAGGACTAATCATGGCGATATTCCTAAATAATAAAGTCGGTTTCAAAGTGGGAGCAGCTCCAGTAGACCTCTCAGATCACGTAACGGCTTTCTCACTAAATAGAATGGCAGACCAGGTTGAGGTCACGGCGATGGGTTCAACATCCCATCAGTTCGTGTCTGGACTTTCTGCAGATTCAATTACCGTAACATTTCTAAATGATACAGCTGCAGGAAGCGTACTTGCTACTCTCCAGGCTGCTTACGGTACTACTATCGCATTTAAGGCTATCCAGGATTCAGCGACTGCAGTATCAGCTACTAATAAGCTATACACAGGAACTATTTTGGTAGATAACCTTACAGACATTAACGGCGCACCTGCAGATGTTGCAACATTCGATGTAACATTTACTTGCAACAGCACTACAGCACTAGCTACTACAGGTACCTGGTAATAATTAAACGAAAGGGCTAAAAGATGAAACTGAAGGTAACACATACCGACGGCACTATAACTGAATACCCAATTACGCCAGCTCTCGAAGTCGCATTCGAGCAGTACGCAAAGAAAGGTTTTCACCGCGCATTTCGTGAGGATGAAAAACAGACCGACGTGTACTGGCTGGTGTGGGAAGCAAAACGTAGAGCTAACGAATCTCCAGCACCTTTTAGTGGGGATGCATTCCTAGCTTCTCTCGCTAAAGTGGAAATCGGAGACGATGACCCTTTAATCTAGGGCGAGGGTCTACTAGCTACGCGGTTGCGAAACTGTGTCTGCGAACTAGGCTCTCGCCTCAGGTTTTGCTTGATTTACACCCAAGTATGTTTAGAGCTTTATTAGAAGTTCTCAAAGATGAAGCAAAGGAAATCGAAGATGCAAGTAAAGGTCGAAATACGCGGAGACGTTGAATTACGTCTAGCTATGCGTAAGTTCGCACCAGACCTGGAAAAGAATCTTCGTACTAGAATTGCAAGCGCGTTAAAGCCTGTAGTTCGAGAAGCTCGCGGTTTTGTGCCTGCGACTTCTCCTATGTCTGGATGGGCTGCTCGTTCATTTAATCAGGGCAGCTTTCCTACTTATAGTTCATCTGTTATTAAAGCTGGCATAACTTATTCTTCTGTGCCTTCTAAAATTAACTCTAATGGCTTTCGCTCTATGGCAAGCATTCTTAATAAATCTCGCGTAGGAGCTATCTACGAAAGTGCAGGCCGCAACGGCCTAGACGGACAGCCCTGGGTTGGTCCTAAAGGATCAGGTGGCAATAGGTACAGCCATTCCAATAACCCTAAAGCTGGTCAGAAGTTTATTCAAAATATCGGCCCACTGGCAGGCAGCGGCAAAGGTCGTGGACGTTTAATCTATCGAGCTTGGCGTAATAATCAGGGCAAGGCCGAAGGCGCAGTAAATCAAGCTATTAGCGAATCTTTAACAGAATTTAGATCACGTGCAGCTTCTACTACTTTTAGAAAGGTTGCATGATGATAGTTAACGAAATGATTAACATAGCTTCGAAGGCTGACCTTCGCGGCTTCAAGCAGACTGAAACTGCTTCGGCTAAATTAGGTAAGTCCCTCAAAAACCTGGCTGGCACTTTAGGACTTACATTAAGCGCAGCGGCAGTAGTCCAATTTGGTAAATCATCTGTAGCGGCATTTCTTGCAGACGATAAAGCAGCTGCGCAGCTTACTAACACCTTAAAGAATCTTAATCTAGAGCTTAATGCTCCAGCTATGGAAACTTTCGTAGAAAATCTTGCTAGAGCTGCGGGGGTCACTGATGAACAGCTTAGACCTGCGCTACAGTCTTTGCTTCAGACCACAGGCTCATTTAGTGCGTCGCAGAAGTTATTAGCCCAGGCTATGGATTTATCTGCGGGTAGTACTGTGGATTTGGCTACAGTCGCGCAGGATTTAGGCCAGGCATTTGTGGGCAATACTCGCGGCCTTCGTAAATACGATCTAGGTTTAAGCCAGGCAGAATTAAAGGCAGCTTCATTTGAACAAATTCAGACAAGAATTAACGAACTATTTTCTGGAGCTAACGCTGCTCGCCTTAGTACTTACTCAGGCAAGGCAGACAAGCTAAAAGTAGCCTATGAAGAATTTAAGGAATCTGCAGGTAAAGGCATTATTAACGCACTCATGGGAGAAGAAGGCTCAGATAAAGGTGCATGGTTTGTTGGTTTCTTAGATAAGGCTGGAGCCAAATTAGAGCGCATGGGTAAGGCTGCTAATTTATCAGGTCAATCCTGGGCAGCTTTGTTCAGAGGTGATTTAGATGAAGTCCGAAGATTAAATGGCCCGCAGAATTACGTATCGGGAACTGTAAGCAGTGCCATCGCTAAAGCTGCAGAAGCTCAAAAGATTAAGTCAGATAAAACTGGCGCAGCTAGAGCTAAGGACTTAGCAAAGGCGCAACAGGCTCAGACTAAGGCTCTTAAAGAAGCAGCTTTACTGAAAAAGCAAAGCATAGTATTTGACCAGCAACAGATACAGATCGTCGCAGCCCTAAAGCGCAATATCTCAGACGAGGAACGCACAAAGCTAGAGCTTCAGTCTGCCCTACTTATCGGCAACACTGAAGAAGCTAATCGCCTTATTAAGCAGCTAGCAGGGGCTCAGGGCATGACTCAGGAATTACGCACATTCCTATTAACTTTGCCTACTGCTAAGAATCCTTTCGAAGCGTGGCTTGCTTATCTTGATGCTGTCCAGAATAAACTTAATTCTCTTAAAGCTCCATCATTCATGCCTTCAGGCGGTGGCGGCTATGCAGACTTCGGTGGCGCAGCCTATGAAGTACCTACAAACCCTTATGCTGGCACTTACTATGGACAGACAGGCCGAGACATGCCTTCTAACCTAATTATTACCCTAGACGGCAAAGCATTTGATTATGCAGTAGCTAATTCAGTGCAAAGTGCTAACAGAGCAGGCATAAATATTAACGGGTCTGCTAGTGGCTAAACCTACCGTTCAGGCGTTTATTAACTTCAGCACTGGCCCTAGCTTCGGTGAAGCTGCGATTATTGGCTCGGCTGTATTTGGTAAAAACATATTTGGAGACAGCGTAACTACTATCGTAGATATTTCTGATCAGGTAGACCAGATAAGAATTCTTCGTGGACGTAATGCCACAGTAGACCAGTTTCAGACTGGCACCCTTAGCATGAGAATTATTGACCAGAATGGAGATTTCAATCCTGAGAATCCATCATCACCTTATGCGGGCCTTCTTTCGCCTATGCGTAAAGTTTCAATTTTGGGCGTGTATAACGGCGTTTCTTATCCTATGTTCGCAGGATATATCACTAGCTATAACACTGCCCTACCTTTAAATTCTAACGACGTAGCACGTACCACTATCCAGGCTGTAGACGGCTTTCGCCTGGCTAACCTTGCAGCTGTTGCAACTATCCCAGGTGCTACTGCGGGCGAACTTAGCGGCTCTCGTATAAATAAGATTTTAGATGCTATTAACTGGCCTACTCAAATGCGCGACGTAGACCCTGGACTTACTACTTTGCAAGCTGACCCTGGCACTAATCGAACAGCTCTTTCTGCTCTCCAAAATGTCGAACTTAGCGAATACGGCAGCCTTTATATGGATGCTTCAGGAAACTTTACTTTCCAGGATAGGCAGCTTACTTCTTCTAGCATAGTGGGAACGCCTACAGTATTTAGCGATGCTGGAGAAGCTGGCATAGATTACTTCGACGCTAAATGGGTGCTGGACGATAAACTCATCTATAACACAGCTTCGATTACTAGGGCTGGCGGCACTGCCCAGATAACGGCGGATGCGGCTTCTGTAGCTAAATACTTTTTGCATTCCTATTCACAAACTGGGCTGCTCATGGAAACAGATGCAGATGCTCTCAATTATGGTCGTGCCTATGTCGCGTCCAGAAAAGAAACCAATATCAGATGCGACGAAATCACATTAGATTTATTCCAGGATAACTACGATGCTGGAATCGAAGCAGGGCTAGGACTGGATTATTTCGATCCTATAACTGTTAGCACCAATCAGCCAGGCGGCACAAATCTAACTAAAACACTGCAGGTATTTGGCGTCGAACATGACGTTACACCTGGCCGCTGGGTTACGAAATTCACCACACTGGAGCCCATTATAGACGCTGTAATCGTTGGTTACGCTATAATCGGACAATCAGTATTTAGTTACTAGGAGATCATAAATGCCATCATCACTGCCCGTAATTACTGGAGACGTCCTAACTGCGGATGTATATAACTCCCTAGTGGCATTCACCGTAGGGGCTGATAAGACAACGGACTACACAGCTGTTATTGGCGATTCTTACCAGACTCTTATCTCCATGAATAAGGCCACAGCTGTGGCATTTAAGATTCCTACAGATGCTTCGGCAAATATCCCTATCGGGTCAGTAATAACTGTCATTTCAAAGGGTGCAGGCTTGGTAACTATTTCGGCTGTAACGCCAGGTACTACGACAATCAACAGTTCGGCAACAGTGCCAGCTAGTCCAACGCTAGCCCAATGGAAATCCGCTGCGTGTATTAAAGTCGCTGCAAATAGCTGGATTATCGTAGGCGGAATTTCGTAGTGATTGGTAATCAAATCGCTGGCTTCTTTTCGACAGGGGCTGCACCTGTACCTGCTTCTAATTACCAAAGCATCAGTACTGTAACTGTTGGCTCTGGGGGAAATTCCTCTATTACTTTTAGCTTTATTCCTAGCACTTACAAGCATCTTCAAATCCGAGGTATTGTTAAAAGCGCGACACAGCCTAGAATGTATATGCGTTATAACGGTGACACGGGCTCGAACTCTGAATACACATACCATAACCTTTATGGAAATGGCGCAAATGCTCTTGCTACTGCTGGCTCTAACCAAACAGAAAACTGGTTTTACGAAAACGGCATGAACAATCAAACTAATAATGTTAATGCTTTTATTATTGACCTTCTTGATTACAGCAATACAAATAAATTTAAGACCATGCGCTCACTTAATGGATTTGATGAAAATGGAGCTGGACAAATCTTTTTAACTTCTGGTTTATACCGTAAAACTAATGCAATTAGCGAAATCAGGCTCTTTCCTTCAAGCGGCACTTTTGCAGAATATTCATCCTTTGCTCTCTATGGAATTACAGGTGCGTAAATGGCTTTAACTTATGAACCGATTGCTACACAGACTTTAAGCAGCTCACAAACAAGCATAACCTTTTCCAGCATCCCTAGCACTTACACAGACCTTTATCTTGTTATTGCTGCCAATGAAGTAACTGGAAACTATAATGGCGTCGTTATGCGTGTCGGTAATGGGTCAGCAGATTCTTCTAGTGTTTATTCGACCACTTACTTACACGGAAATGGAACTACTGCCGCTTCTTCTAGAGAAACAGGAAGAACTAGCATGGGGCTTGGCTGGAATCTTGCGCCAGACTCTACAGACCTTAAAGCTATTTACAATGTAAATTTAATGAACTATTCCAACACGACTACTTTTAAGACTGCTGTTTCTCGTGGCAACAGAGCATCTCAAGCTGCTGAAGCAGTAGTTAATCTTTGGCGTTCTACTGCTGCAATTAACACTATTGAAATCTTTACTAGTGCTGGGGCTGGTAATCAGCTAACAACAGGAACAATAGTAACAATCTACGGAATAAAGGCGGCATAATGGCAACCTATGTAGAAATTGCATCTGTAACCGTTGGAAGCGGTGGAGCAGCAACTATGGATTTTAGCTCAATCCCATCAACTTATACTGACTTAAAAATTGTAGTTTCAGCACGAAGTACTGCTTCTGCGTCTTTAGATGATATGTACATACGCTTTAACGGTTCAACAGCATCTGTTTATTCAAGCAAAAACTTGCGCGGTAATGGTTCTTCTACTTCAAGTGGAAGTAGTTCAGGAACAGCAGTTTATATAGCAACCGTTCCAGCAGCAACAAATACTGCAAGCACTTTCAATAACCTTGAAATCTATGTTCCCAACTATACAAGCAGCAATGCTAAATCTTTTAGCGTTGATATGGTTCAAGAGTCAAACGGCACAACTGCTTGGAGTGGCTTGATTGCTGGTCTTTGGAGTCCAGCAGTACAAGTTGCAATTACAGACATATCTTTGTTTCCTGATACAAGTTTTGCTCAGTATTCAACCGCATACCTCTACGGAATAAAGAAGGACTAACATGGCAGACACAAAGATAATCGTCGATTGCTCAACAGGCGAGGTTCAAGAACTTGAACTTACAGCCGAGGAAGTAGCACAGCGCACAGCAGATGCAAAGGCTTACGCTGCTGCAAAGGCAGCCGAGGAAGAAGAAGCGATTGCTAAGGCAGAAGCTAAGAACGCTCTGCTTGCAAAACTTGGCATCACCGCAGACGAAGCAGCTCTACTTCTAGGATGAAGCCACACCTCTGCAAGGCAGGTGAGACTTTAAGAGATCAAGTGAATGAAAAATTCCGCGACCGTCTTAAGGACTCCGATGGTTGGGTCGGTGACTCAAAGCACTCACACCGTATTAGCGACCACAATCCTGCTGCACCGTCTGGGGTTGTTAGAGCGATTGACATCGATAGAGATTTGTCTGGTAAAGCCAAGCCCGACCTTATGCCCTATCTTGCAGATCAGCTTCGTGTCTGTGCCAAGAAGGACAAGCGCATTGCCTACATCATATTCGACGGCAAGATTGCGTCAAAGAAATCCTTATGGCGTTTCATTCCTTATGCAGGAAGCAATAAGCATCGCGCTCATTGCCATATCAGTTTTACACCAAAGGGCGATACGGACGGCAAGAAGTTTGCTGTTCCCTTACTCGAAGGATAACTAAATGAACATGAAAAACCCTGTAATCCTCACAGCTGGAGCTTTCCTTTCAGCTTGGGCTGCATCTAACTTTGCTGCAGACTATCGCTCTATTCTCTGGGCTGTCCTAGCAGGTGTATTTGGTTATGCCACACCCACGAAACGATGAGCCTGACAGATTTCGCTGCACTTGTTACGGGGATCGCGACGGTGCTGGCTGGTGTAACTGCTTTAGTGCATCACCTGGTTAAACATTATTTGGCTGAATTGAAGCCAAATGGTGGTTCATCATTAAAAGACCAGGTTAATCGTCTAGAAGCGCGTGTTGATACCATAATCGAGATGTTAGGTAAGTAACACTTTAGCTATGGCTCGTTCAAAGGTCATAGACCTAGACACATACTCAAAGCTAGACCAGTACTGCATAGGCTTAAACGAATACTATAAAAGCCTGCGGCGTGCTGGCTTTGATGCTTCTACAGCTTTAGCAATTATCTTAGAGCCTGCCACCTACCCTGCAACTATTCTCCCTGCGCCTAACTGGCTGCCTAATCTGCCTGAGTATTACGATGAAGATGAGGATGAATGAAGTCTCGCGTATTAGTAATCAGTGATCTTCAAATACCGTTTCACCATGAGGGAGCTGTCCGAGCTGTAACAAAACTGGCCAGGCGCGAGAAGTTCGATTCTGTACTAATTTGTGGAGATGAAATAGATTTTAATACGATAAGTAAATGGGCCGAGAAAACCCCTATGGCTTACGAGCAGACGCTACACAGAGACAGGGTATTAACTCAAAACATATTATGGGATTTAACTGAGAATGCGCCTATTGCCCATTTAACGCGTAGTAACCATACGGATCGTATGTATCACACACTTCTAAAAGTGCCAGGGCTTATTGAATTGCCAGAGCTCCAGTACGAAAACTTCATGGATTTTAAAAGCCTTGGGATTCAATTTCATAAGAAACCTTACGAATTTCATCCTGGCTGGGTGCTGGTACATGGTGACGAAGGCTCGATGAATTCTAACGCTGGGCTAACAGCTCTCGGACTGGCTAAAAAGTTCGGTAAATCGGTAATCTGTGGACACACCCATAGGCTGGGCATGAGTGCCATCACAGAAGGCATAGGAGCCCAATACAGGACTTTATACGGCATAGAGACAGGAAACCTCATGCAGAAGGCCAAAGCCTCTTATTTAAAGGCTGGGGCGGGTAATTGGCAGATGGGCATAGTTATCCTGGATATTGTAGATAAGACCATAACGCCTACCCTTATACCTATAGAAAAGGATGGCTCATTCGTGGCCCTGGGTAAGCGATGGACGCCATAAGCCAGGCTGCCAGCCCTTACTTTGAAGATGCTGACCCTAGCCAAATTGTTATAAGACTGTTATCTAAATTAGGCGGCTGTTCACTTCTAAAGCTGTAGCGTTATCACTGTGAGTAGGAAATACCTACAAACGTGAAGGGCTTAAGATGGATTTATACGGCAACACAGACGCAGCACTTTTAATAGGCACAATATTTGGAGCAGCCTTAGGTTTTATATTTGGTCATGCCAGGGGTTTTAAGATTGGCAAGCGTGAAGGAATAGTACGCGGCAAGATTATGGCTAGAAGCAAGGCAGATAACCATGCGAGCATCTGAGGCTTTGCAAAGTGCGTCGGACCACATTGGTATTCGTCACAGAAACTACGGCGATCCTAAAATTATGCAAGGTCGCATCGCTGCAAGACTTACCAGTCTATTCAGTTTCCCTATTGAAGATTACGAAGCGGCACTCGCTATGGTTGAAGTCAAGCTCGCTCGTATCGCAGAGAGCCCAGAAGTGCTCGACCACTATATAGACGGTTTGGCCTACTTGGCCCTAGCGTGCGAACTTAAAACAGAAGAAGGGGATTTATATGTTTAATCTTGCAGATTATCAGACAGTGGCAGAGCGATTAGAAAAGTATTGGGAAGAAAACAAAGATGGCAGAATTTACACAGAACTCGTTGAAGCGGTTGGCAATCGTTTTATTGTTAAAGCTAGTGTCTATAGAACTGAAGTGGATGCTCATCCTTGGGCTACGGGACTCGCCTTCGAAATCATCTCTGACCGAGGAGTAAATAGCACCTCAGCCCTCGAAAATGCAGAATCTTCCGCAATAGGCCGCGCCTTAGCGAACTGCGGTTACAGTCCTAAAGGCGAACCAGCTAAGCGAGCTTCTCGCGAGGAGATGAGTAAAGTGCAAAATAATCAGCCTAAGACATTTGCAGAGAAGCTAGAATCAAAGATAACTGTAGAAGTACCAGATGATCCTTGGACTGTAAAAGCTATAGATGAATCTGCACCTGTAGTAGATGCTGTGGCTTTGGTTAAGGAATCATTAGGCGGTAAAACTCAGCAAGATATTCCTTCATGCAGTCATGGCGAAATGGTGTGGAAGCATGGCGTATCTTCTAAGAATAAGAAGCCTTGGGGCCAGTTCAGATGCAAGATGCAGGCCAGTGCAGGTGCGCCAGGTGTTACTTTCTGCGAACCTATCTGGTATGAAATAAACGCAGATGGCACATGGCAGCCACAGAAGAAGTGGGCATAACATGGGAAAGCTCTACTTTAAAAATCTGGATAATGAATGGGAGCAATTTCCTACAGATGAACAGCTAGAAGCTGCTAAGCAATCTGCCTGGGATTTGGAGCAGTTAGGCTTTCACATAATCTGTCAGATGTGCAACGAGCCGCCTAGCATTAAGGAAATAAAAGTGAGAGCGTTGCACCATGAATGGGCTTGCCCTAAATGCAATACGATCAACAGCGCAGGCAAGGCTTAAAGATGTGGCTTTATGGCCTTACACCTGAAGAAGAAGCTATATGCGTAGAAGTAGGCTATGAAAGGCAAAAGCCTTTCCTGGGTAATCCTTCTAGGAATGTAAATTACTCTGAAGGTGATTTATGGGAAATGTGGCAGCATGTGGTATGCGCGGGCTCAGAGCTTGCACTAGCTCGAATGCTGGGTAACTATGATTTCGTGCCACACTTCAATACCTATAAGTCGCGTAAGGACATAGACGAATTATGCGAGGTTCGCTATTCATTCAAACCAGACCGAGGCTTACGAATAACTAATCGAGATGAGCTGGATTCTATCTATGTGTTATTAGTAGATGGATTACAGCATAAGATTCGCAGGCAAGCACCAGACTATCGCTCTATGCCTTATGTGGCCTTAGGCTGGATGCATGGCGCGGATGCTTGCCGCGATAGCTGGCAGTACAATGAAAACACGTGGTACGCACCTGTGGGCTCTCTAAACCGTATGGAGAATCTGCCACGTGGCTAGTCAGCATAGAAAACACAGGGGCTATGCCACTGAACGGATCGTAAGAGAGTACCTGTCGCGTACATGGGAAAATGCGAGCGTTGGACGTGGGCAAGGCAAGGACATACAGAATGTGCCCTTTGACATAGAAATAAAATCTGTGTCTAAGTTAGACATTCTCGGCACGCTGCGCCAAATCAAAGCTAGGACCGACAAGTCTGGGGAAATCGGATTTGCCTGCTTTCGACACAATGGTCAAGGGGAAGCGGCTGTGGAAAACTACAGCTGTGTCATATTGTTGAAGGATTTGGTGCAGCTGCTAGTCCAGGCAGGTTACGGAGAATTTCAGGGAAATGTGGGAGAATTAGAGCCTACTCGCTGCGATAAGTGCGGCACCTGGACGTTTAAGGACGTGTCATGCAAGACATGCACAAGGGCCACTAATGCCAATTTATGAATTTCAATGTTCGAATGATGAATGCGAAAGCAATCTTCGAATAGAGAAGGAGCTTAAATTCCATGAACCACATTTATACGAATGCCCTATATGCGGCGAAGAAATGCGTAAAATTTATTCAGCTAATCCAGTTATCTTCAAGGCTAAAGGCTTCTATTCCACAGATTCAAAATAGCGCGACACGCTCATCGCAAGGTGCAAAGAATATAGGCTCTGACCTGCGGTTTTACCCTAAATCGAGCAAAACATATTGGACACTATCGGTACACTCTAAGGCTAGAGCCCTTCAGGGGCTCAGGGCAAGCCTGAAAGGCGTAGCTTGCCTGGTAGCCATCGTTATTGGGATAGCTATGTCTATGCCTATGGCAGTAGCACCTGCGGCTCAATCAGTGCCAATAAAACAATATGCAAAGGCAAAATTAACAACAGGTAAACAGTGGAGCTGCTTGTCGAAGCTCTGGGGTAAAGAGAGTGCTTGGAATTACAGAGCAGACAACCCACATAGCACTGCATATGGAATACCCCAGATATTAGGGCTTACGACTACTAATCCTTATAAGCAGGTAGACTTAGGTATTAAATACATTAAGCATAGATACGACACACCATGTAAGGCGTGGAGCTTTCATAAGAAGAAGGGATGGTACTGATGGCTAAGTCTGGTGATCCTAGATTAAAGCGTGCGTATCGAGATACCTTTCGAACTAAGATACTTCAACGTGATGGCTATGTCTGCTATTACTGTGGTGATGAAGCTACACAGGTAGACCATGTGATACCTATAAGCAAAGCACCTGAGCTGGTAGTCAGTGACGAAAACGCAGTCGCGTGCTGTGCTAAATGCAACAGGACCAAGGGAGACCGTTCACAAGCGTCTTTTTTAGCAAGGGCTGCTACCCCCCCTGTCTTTACTGGGCGTATATCCCCGATGCGGTCCGAAATTCATCAGGACAGTCCTTTTAAGCTCCAGCCAGTCCAGGAATAATGACGAAAGAAACCAAAACAAAAAAACCACGCCTGGGGAAAACTGAAGCGAGGGTTCACAGCCCATTACTGAAAGGCAAGTCCAGGGCTCAGGAAATCTTCGACATGGTAGAACGTCTAGGGATGGACGAACTGCTTCCCTGGCAACGCTGGGTGCTCGAAGATATGATGAAAGTAGACAAAAATAATAGCTACCGCCGCAAGACCACGCTTTTGCTCATTTCGAGACAGAATGGAAAAAGTTTTCTAGGCCGCATTCGTGTTATATGGGGAATGTTCTACGGAGACGAAAAGAAGCACTTAATTATGAGCTCTAATAGAGCGACGGCCCTTATGACCTTTCGAGAGATCGCTTATTCGATTGAAAGCATTCCAGAGCTTAAAGCGATGACTAAAGCCATTAGATATGCCAATGGCGGCGAACGCATAGAGCTTCTCAATGGAGCGACTTTAGACTTAGTAAGCGATACTCGCGATTCGTCGCGTGGACGTACTGCAGATTTTCTCTGGATTGACGAAGTACGCGAAATATCTGAGGATGGTTATAAAGCTGCCATGCCTACGACACGCGCTAGACCTAACAGCCAGATATTCTTAACTAGCAACGCAGGCGATGCTTTTAGTTCAGTACTGAATTCCCTGGTCGAAAGATGTAGAAGTAACCCACCTGAGACTTTAGGCTTTTATGAATACTCGGCTCCGCAATACTGCAAAATCAACGATAGGACTGCCTGGCAACAGGCAAACCCTTCTATGGGCTACACGATCAGCGAAGAAGCTATCGAAGAATCTATCGCGACCAGCTCGATTGAAACTACACGAACTGAAACGCTTTGCCAGTGGATAGATTCGCTCCAATCACCTTGGCCTCATGGAATTTTAGAAGAAACATCCGATAGCTCCTTAGTTATGAATCCTGGCGGTTATACAGTCTTCGCATTCGATAAATCGCCTAGCTCGCGAAATTGCTCGCTGGTAGCTGGTCAAATATTGCCAGATGGTCGTATCGGCATAGGAATCCTTCAAACTTGGGAAAGCCAGGTAAGTGTGGACGATTTAAAGGTAGCGGTTGACATAAAAGGCTGGGCAGATATTTTCAGGCCGAAAGTTATAAATTTTGACAAATACGCTACTGCGTCAATAGCTGAGCGTTTATCTAATGCTGGATGCGTAACCCAGGATATTTCAGGTGCTCAGTTCTATCAGGCGTGCGGGGATTATCTCGATGGACTCGTAAATCTTCGTGTAGTTCATAATGGGCAAGCTAATTTCATTCAGCAAATGAATAACTGCGCTGCTAAGAATAATGATTCTGCTTGGCGAATTGTAAAACGCAAATCGGCTGGCGATATTAGTGGAGCTATCTCCGCAGCGATGGTCGTATCTACTTTAATGAAACCACAACAGATAGCGGCTATTTACTCAGATTAAACTACATGTAGTGTATAATTCTTGCCTATGGGTCTATTTAATCGTAAAATCGAAGCGCAGGCAGTACCCCAGGTTATGGGAGACCCTTTCTACGGATACGGATACTC